AGCGTTTTGTTGTAACATTTCTAAGATTTCTAAATCGATTTCTAAAGAGATGTACTCACTTAACATTTGAGTCAATTCCGCTTCTGCATCTACAGAGTGGTATGCGTTCAAATCTTGCGCTAATTCAGGAGTCCAAATTGCTTTCAACTTACGAGTCTTAGCAACGATTGGTTCTGATTTCAATTCTAATTCGATTTCTGGAATAGATAAGTCAGTACCTCTATCTTCAAAATCACCTCTTTTTTCTGCAGTTGGTTGTACGTGGTATGCTAAAGATACACCAACAGTTGCTAAGTTAGATAAACCAGTTACAGTTGCAACGAATTCAACGTTATTACCATTCTTAGTTGTGTATTGAGGATAAACTCCTGTTACAGAACCTGTTAAGAATGTTGGTTCGAATGCTCTTACAGCATTGAAATCAGCATCTGCTGGTAAAGCAACTACAACTTTCTTCAATGTGTTACCTGCAAATGATGCAGAAACTGAACCTGAAGTTAAATCGTAATCGATATCTGCTAAAGATGCAGAAGCAAAAGTTGCAGTGATTGCTGCAGTTTTGTTGTTGATAGTGTATCCAAATCTACCTGCACCATACAAACCACCTTCAGCTGCTTGAGTTGAACCTAATTTGTTACCTGCTGGAGATAAAGAATCTTTACCAAAAGTACCACTGTTACCAAATAAAGATGAACCTGTAAAATCTGGGTTACCCGCTGGGTTAGAACCATATTTGAAGTCCATGTAGAAAATAAGACCTGAAGGTAAGTTCATTGGTTGAACTGAAACGAATTCTTTAGAAGCGATAGAACCGAAGATTCTTCTTACTAAAGGTAACGCTACACCAGCCCACTCTTCAGAACCACCTGAAGTACCTGTACGAGTTGCCTCATCTAATAATTGTTTTGCTTGGTTTTCTAACATTACTGCCATACCATGCTTAGTTGTTTCAGAACCTGCGTTCTCTAACAAACCTGTTTTTTCCCACTTTGCTTTCAAACCTCTAGTTTGCTCAAGCATAATGCTTTGTGGGTTAGCGCCGTTCATTAATTTTTTTAAGTCCATTTTGGATTAATTTATTTTTTTGTTAATTACTTAATAATACCTGCTAATTTTTTGAATCTATCAGAAATTTGAGCTGATTCAGTAATTACTGATTTAGCTACTGCTGGCTTTGTAGATTTAACTACTTTACTTGCGATTCCTTCTTTCAATGATTTTTTAGCATTTTTGTTAATTGAAGTATATTTGAAGTTCTCTGCTAATGTAGAGAATACCAATTTAACCTCTCTAACTGATTTTGTTCTATCCAAAGTTTCAATCACTTTCACTTTTTGTTCGTTAGTCATGTTGTGTGCTCTGAATAATTTGTTTGCGAACAATAACTTAGCGTTCAATAAGTTCACTTCGTTAATAGTTCTTTGTAATGATTTGATAGTTTTGTAAGCTTCTTCGATTTCTTTGTCTTTTTCAGACTCTTCAGCTTCATCCATCTTCTCTTCATCACCTTTCATATCAGCTTCCATTTCTCTTAAAATTTCTTCTAAGTCAACTTCATCTGATTCTTCTTCAGCTTCGTTAGTTACTACTACTTTAGGTGTTTCACCTTTGTCAGTACCAGCTTCAGAACCATCTGCTAAATCTTCAGCCATTTGAGCTGCATCATCCGCAGGCATTTCTTCTTCTGAACCTTCTTCGTCGCCTAATTGAGCTTCTAATTCTCTGATGATTGCTTCTAAGTCCATGTCATCTTCAGATTCCTCTTCAGCGCCCATGTCCATTGAATCCATACCATCACCTTGCATAGATGCAAATGGGTCTTCTTCAGAATCCATTCCATCTTCACCTTCTGCTTGTGCGAAAGGATTTTCTTCTTCTGAATCTTCTCCTTCTAATTCTGCCAATCTAGCTTTCAATTCTGCAATTTCTGCATCTTTGTCACCTTCTTGGTCAGCGAAAGGATTTTCTTCTTCTTCGTTGATATCTGCTACTTTAGTGTAGTCAGTACCAGCGGCTTCCGGCTTACCTGCATCTTTCTTTACACCTACTGATAAATCAGTATCTGCATCCAAAGTTGGAGTAGCACCAGGAGTTTCAGCGTATCCAGCCTCAACTTTTGAACCGATTCCTGTTGAATCTAATTCTTCATCTACTTGCTCTTCATCACCTTCCATCTCAGCTTCAGCTCTTAACTTTTGAGTTAACATAGACTGTAGTCTTGGTGTAAAGGCTTCTTCAAGTGCAAGTTTTGCGTTAGCTAATGCAGTTTCTTTAACCGCTTTAGCATCTGCGATTGCTTCTTTCAATAATTTTGAATTTGCCATTTTGTTTAAATGAGTTTGTTCCTGTGAAGTTATTGTAATTGTGGAACTTCAATGATATTTTGTTGGTTGTTCGGTCACTCTACATAAAGGTAGGTATTCATTAACCAACTATTGTCTTAATAAAAAAATCCTATATAGAATAGGATATTCCAAAATAAATATATAAATTTTTTAGAAAACTAAAGAAATTAATTGTTTTTATCAAAAAAATTTTGTAATTTCTCTTTTCTTATAGACTTTTGTTTTGCAATTCGTTTAGTTATAGAAGGTTTTTCAAATTCTTTTCTATTCCTAAGTTGTTCGATTTGCTTTATACTTTTTACTTTATTTTTGTAAGATTTTAATGCTCTTTCGATATTTCCATCTTTTACATCAATAATCAACATAACTTTTTATTGGTGATTTACTAATTTATATTTTGTAGAATATAATAATTCTTCAATATTATCTATTTGATTTTGTATATAAGATGCTTTTAGTTTTTCATCTTGTCTTAACTTATCCAATGCTGCACATAATTTTTGAAAATATGAAATTATGTTTTTAATATCACAATTAGTATCTAAACCACTAACTGGTTGGAATTTTATCAAACCATATTTTCCTTGATATGATTCTACCAAACCATCGATGATATCACCGATTTCCGTATAATACTCACCCAATGCAACATGTGCAGAGTGTGAACCAATTCCTTTAACTCCTAAGTGAAATGTATGTGCTTGTGTTCTACTATGTAAAAATAATGATGCTAATTGTTCCATTTTAATTTATTTCAATGTTTGTGATGTCCTCCACAACCGCAATCGTGTTTTTCATTACATCCACAATTTGATTTTACTTCTCTCAATCCCAATCTTTGTCTCATAACATCTTCCGAAACATCTGCTATTTCAAAATATCTATTTAATACATGTCCCATATCTTCATATAGTGCTTCTAATCTTTGTTCTTGTGCTTTTGCTTCTAATGCTTCTTTTTGAAATTTTTCGTGTAATCCGTTTAATTCTTTCATATTACGTTTAATAGTAACTCTATCAAACCAATCACCACCTTCTCTTAAAGTATATTCTTGCGCCGCATCTGCGATACCACCTAATGTTTCTGCAATAGTTCTGATATCAGATTTCCTATTCATTTGTTCACCAAATTGGCCAAATGTAGAAATTATTTCCAAAAAGTGTTTTTTGATTTCGGTAGGAAGTTGTTGTAATTTATCTTCCTCATTCAATAAATCTTTTAACTTTATCATATACTATTTTTTTAAAATATCGTTTTTCTTAATTTTTTGGATAGCCTGCATTAATTGAGATTTATCTAATCCAAGTGCATCAATTACTTTTGCTATTACCAATTGTTCTTTTTTCTTCGATAAATTATATCCTCTTATTTGCATTACTAATTTATCTAAAAATCTTTCAACTTGTGCTGGTAATGTTGCATCCATATCTTCAATAGATTCTTTTACTGCAACATTTCTTTTTGGTAGTAAGTTTATTAACTTTGCCATATTAATTTAATTCAATTATAATTTCTCGCATCAAATCTTGTGAGCGACACCATTTACCACATTCCTCTGCAACTTTTGCCCATTGCTTTGATTCGTTCATTGGTGCCATAAATGCTCCATGCGTAGAAGGATTTGATACAAAATCCCATCCAACCAATTCAAAGTCCTCCTGAACCATTACAGTCCCGTCTGATAACTCTTTAACCGAACCTAATCCTCTCGATGAAATTCCTAAACGAATATTGTTTTTTAATAGTTCTCTAAGAATATTTCCCGATGGTGTTGATAATATTTCCACCACACCACACACATCATCGCCTTCCCAATAGATTTCTCTGATGTTATGTGATACGTTTTTTAAATTAATAACAGGAGAATCCGGATGGTCTAATTCACCCAATGCTCTTCTTTCTTTAATAAGTTGTTCGTATTTCTTACACTCCCTTTCTAAGATTTCTTTAGGATATCTTCTATGATTTTGATTTGGAGCACCTGCTCTTTGTAGGATTCCCTTAACTAAATAAGTTCCGTTATCCTGCTCAACGAGTTTTGCTTCAAACAAATGGGTCTCTATTAATAATCCTTTATTCATTTATTTTATATCTTTTTTTACCTTCTCTGCTGCTTTTCCGGTTAATCCTTTATCTTCCCACGCTTTTATTAACGCAGTTTTTAAATAATTTTTTAATTCAGTTTCATCTAACTCACCATTTGTACTATCACTCATTTTTGTAATTTGAGTTTGTACATACCCCATTTTCACTATTCTATCCGCAACTCCGTTATTTATGCCATCGTTGCTATCTAATAATTTAGCTATATCATTCATAGCTTGTTTATTATTAGATATTGATTCTAATATTTTGGCAACGGCTTTTTTATAGTTTTCGTTACCATTTATATAGTTTCCTACTTTCTTAGCCAATTCATAAATAAAGTAGATAACTACTTTACCCAATATAGCTAATGTTATAGTTGCAAGTATTCCTTCAACTACACCTTCGTTAACTACTTTTTTTTTTGAGCCCCTTCATTTTTGGCTCTCAATTTAGCTAAATCAGAACCTTCAATCTCACCATCACCATCTACATCAATTTTCTTTTGACCGGCAGTTAATTCAGCCTCATTATATCCTCTCAATTTTCCTTCTGATTTTGCTTTGTAAGCAGTATCTACGGCGTTGAAAAATTTCTTCTTTTCATCATCGCCCATTGAGTTGATATCCTTACCAGTCTTATCTAACATATGTTTAAATAATTGTTGGTAATCATTTTCTTCCTTTACTACTTGTCTAACAAGCTCTTTTAATTGAGATATTT